CATTGGTTAATAATGCTAACAACAATCACCAACGCTGTACGATTTCTTCTTAGATCCTTACGTAGGCACTCAGAAGAAGCCGAAACTCAAAAAATAGTAATCGATTTTGTAGAAGCATACATTGAAGAAGGCCTTTCCAGAGAGGAAGGAAACAGCATTCTACGCAATGTAGGAATTGAAACATGTTTAGGGTGTCGAGAGGGTCAGCCTAACCAATTAGCTCATGTAGATTATGGCGGATGTCTATATGTGGAAAATGGATTATAGTTCTCTAAAAGAATAGATAGCCAGGATGCTAATGAAATATATTGACAATGAATTCAAGGAGGGGACGAACTTTCGCCGTGTCCTCCTTTATGAGGACAATGATGACGTAATTATGACCGTTGAGCCAGTATATGAAGATGAGTTTGAGGATGATGATGGGTATTACGGGGATGAGTATGATTTCCCCGGGGATGGTCCCGAGGATGATTATCCGGAGGATGCCTGAAGAAAAAATGCGTAGGACCGCCTTCCTACCTTTTTTTGGTTTAGTTCACGAAGTGATTGCTGTCCATCGAGATCAGCGACGGCAAGTCGTGATACGGGTCGGCGTGGACCTTCATCACGAACTGGCGCTTCTCCGTCGGGATGCCACCGTCAGCCGCGTGATCAATCTTACGACGCGTGTGCAGAAGGAACTTCTCATTTGGGCAAAGAAGCGTCGTCAGAGCCTTCAGCACCTCGAAATCCGTCAGATTCGCCTGAAGAGACGTGCCATACGGCGTCATCTCCTCGTGGTGAATCACGGCACCCGGCGGTGAGCTCGTGTACTCGAAGAGCACGAACGTGAAGTCCTTGTGATTGTTCCGCATCGCATAGGCCACACGCCCGCGCGTCTTGGGCATGTCGATGAGTGAGAGAATGTGGGAGATTGCGGGATTAAGAAGTGCCATTTGAGATGGTCAAGATTGATGTCAACCAATCCGTTTTCAATCTTGGGCTGGGATAAACAGCGACAACTTACACGTATCCTCATCGACGCGACGAGGCATGCATTGTGCACCTGTGTAACTCCGGAAGATTCCCGAAAAGAACGAAAGAGTTTCCAGCTTATAAAGCTCATCGTCTACTGCACTTCCCAGCGGAAGTGTCTGTGTCTTGCGAATGAACGTTCCCGGCTTCGTGTGAACATATCTGAAAAGCTCGATCTCGTGATCAAGATTGGGACACGCATCAACACGACGCAGGGCGGTCTCAATCGTTGTCCAGTTGACAAGTAGCATGAGTTGAACGATCTTGTTGGTTGGAATTGACATCTTGAGTTGAATCAGATTTACAACTTATAAATCCGTTTTTAATACCAATCCACTGTCAAAAATTGATCGTGTAAAATTTCCATTTGTAAATTGAAATACTTCTATAGTGGCAGACAAGTGACACTTACACTTCAATCTTTCTCCGGTGTCGACTAATATCTTTCCAAGATACTGGCCTAGCGAATAACGATTAGATTCGAATTCATAAACCTTACCCACTTCAAGATTTAACATTTATGGTGTTAAGAGTCAACAGTGAAAATGGATTTGGGGAGCACACAATCTTTGATGTCATGGAGTACGACAATCACATCAAAGAATGGGAAGAGTGGATGAGCTGGTGGGAGGAGATGGAAGACTTGCTTGACTACCAGAGTCAGTGTATCGATTAGACTGACCTGATAAACTCCCAATGTAAATAAGAACAAATCTTCTCCCAAATTGTGTCGTGAGCTATGAGGCGGTCACGGCTTTTTAGCAGTGGGAAGTAGATCTTATACTCGTCTAATTCTAGGAGCTCGAAGAACTTATAAAGAATGTAAGAGTACGACAGGAAATTAGTGCGGTCATCAGGACAATACAGGAGAAAAGGGGCTTGTATTTCTTGGAACATTGCACGTACCTTCTCTTCAATCTCAGGAGTGATCGTTGGTGGTGGGTTGCCGTTGAGTCGAGAGAGAATGTAGACATCATTAGATTAAAAACGTATTATAAAGTGTAAACGTTTCTTTACTTTAAAACATGGGATGTATATACCGTATACTTAATAAAGTTAATGGAAAATCATACATAGGTCAAACTGTATACGATTGTCCAAAACGTAGATGGAATGTTCATAAAAATAATTGTAAAAATGAAAAATATCAACAGTATATCTACCGTGCTATACGAAAAGATGGTCTTGAAAATTTTGAGTTTACAGTTATTTATAAATGTGAGACAAATCTATTATCGGAATTAGAATCAAAATATATTTCTGAATTTAATACATTTGGAGAGGGCGGTTATAATATGACTTCTGGTGGAGAAGGAAGGCGCGGATATAAACTTTCCGAAGAAACTAAACAAAAAATTTCATTAGCAGGAAAAAAGCGTGTTACTTCAGAAGAAACTCGTAAAAAGTTGGCTATTGCGTCAACCGGTCGAGTATATTCACAAGAAACTCGCGAAAAACTTCGCAAGGCAGCCACAAAGGCAATCAAAAAATCAGAAACAGTACAAAAAATAAAAGTTCCAAAAGAGCGAGTTATCAAGGATTCAACTCGAGAAAAACTTCGCAATAATATGCTTGGAAAACCAAAAAGTTCCGAACATGTTCTGAATATAAGAAAAGCTAAACGAGTATTATCCGATGAAGATGTTAAATATATTCGTGAAAATCCAGATAAACTTCAAGGAAAAGAACTAGCTATTAAATTTAATTCTAGTAGAGCATCAATATCTAGAATTATAAACAATAAACGGTATATTTAAACGCTCCGAATAAACTCCCAGTGAAGATAACTACATATTTTTTCCCAGATAGTATCGTGTGCAATCAATCTGTCGCGACTTTTTAGCAGTGGGAAGTATATCTTATACTCATCCAACTCCAGGAGTTCGAAGAACTTATAAAGAATGTAAGAGTAAGAAAGAAAGTTTGTTCTGTCGTCGGGACAATACAGCAAGAACGGTGCCTGTATTTCTTGGAACATTGCACGTACTTTCTCCTCAATCTCCGGTGTAATGGTTGGAGGGGGGTTCCCATTTAATCGAGATAATATATGTGTTGAGTGCTCGTAGTACTTAGATCTATTCAGTTTCTTTAAAATCTCTCTCATAGCTATCTCGCTTAACTCTGCTACATTCTGAATTCTTCTCTTTTTGATTTCTAGGATTACCTCATTCATTACCTCATCGGGAATAATGGTAGATTCCTTTGCTTGAAACTGATTCAGAATCTCATTTAGGTGATTAATCTTTTTGTATGCGTAATTGTTACGTTCCTTTGGTGGATCACGAAAGCTTGGAAAGTCCGAAACAACTAGCATATATTCTTCAGATCCACACTTTGGACATACTAGAATACCATCTTCAGATAGCTCCTCTCTTGCGATATTACAGCGGTCACAATGCTCTGTAGTATCTTTTACCTTCTCAGACGGTTCAACGCCAGTATTCATTTTCATACGTGACGTAAACTCGTCGTATAGATCTTTCTTGGAAACTCCTAAATCTTCAACCTTTGAAGCAGTCAAATACTTTACAAATGTATTCTGGTCTGCAGGAGTTGTAGACACAGACTGAATCTTATCACCTGAACCGTAATACTTCAGAATGATATCCGCATTTTTCAAATAATAATCTTTGAGTGGATCGTCTTGCGCAAGTCTCTTTCGAATAGTCCTTAGCTCATCTTGAAGCTTTGTAGCAGTATAAATCTCAATCATATCTTCCAATTGTTTTTCAATTTCAATTTCTCTCGCCTTGAGATCCTCAATATTAAAGGTAACATCCTTCATTGAGCTAATCAAATTTTGGTGTATCGAATCTAAGGTTCCGGAAGCATCCTGAACTTTAGATTTGGCAAGTTCTCTGGACTTCTTTATTCTAAATATGTTATCCATTGATAAGTTTCAATCACTTGCCTGAAAATATCAAATAGAGAAATCCTAATCCGGCGAGAATAGTTGGAATTGATGAACCTGGATTGCTAAATGATTCAGAACTGGGAGTTGGAGCAGGACAGTTTGAAGTATCCACCGATTGACATATATCTGAATTGAAATCTGGATCTAAACTTGTCGTAATAAACTGATAGGGGCTACCACTTGTTACTGGGCATTTATAGCATTCGCAAGAGGGAGAAGCATCGGCGGTCATAGCAGAAAAGATATACAAAGGATTCAACCCTTCAATATCATCAACAACTCCGGGAATTAAGCCATTAAAACTAGCTCCCAACTCGCCAATTGCAGAAGGTTGTGATCCTGCTCCTGTGTTCATATTATTGACATAATTGTATCTTGCTCTTAACTGTCCATCTGGAGCTAAACATGTCCCACCAGTATTAACAAAAAATTGATTACCCAGCGGTGGGTCGCCTGTAATCAAAGCTTCGACATAATACGCGATAGCATTAGCGTTAGTTCCCATCTGGTTGAATGTTCCTGACGAACCAACTCCTAAAGATGACGGTCCCTTGATTTGATCCGCGTAGCTATAGTCTGGTCCCAAAATATCATCCATGACATTATCTACAGCATTCTCTCCTTCTGCAATCATAGAGTATAGTGGATTACTCCCGGCATCTGCCATTATTACTACTCATGTTTTTTGATATAGTCAATTACCTGCTGTTTGAAGGAAGGATTTGTTAGTGCGCATGGTCTCTGGATAAGAATAGCTCTTACAGCTTCTTCGAGAGTCAGTCCAAGCTTAAGGCACATATAGATAAGAATTAGAAATCCACTACGGTTGATACCACACTCGCAGTGAACATACACAATCCTGCAATTAGGATCACTCAGAAACTTATGCATAGTTTCCTCGAACTGAGGATAGTATTTAGTAATGTCCTCTTTAAGATTATCATGTGCTCCTAAGCATGCCGTGTTCTCAGGATAGTATAGCTGAAAGAACTCAGAATTAAACTCCTCTTCTGCGCAATTGATAACATGCGTAATATATGGCTCATCTGGAATTCTTGAGCTACCAAACCAAATTCGAGGATGTATGATTGCAGGAGGATCCTTGTCCCAGCCTCTTGAATTGCGTCTGTATTGGTTCCACATTTGCCTTATCTGGTTAGATGAGAAACGAATACGTTTTGCATTATGGAAGACTATCTTAAAATGATGAACTTTGGAAGCTACAATCCTATCGATTACGAGAAATACTTAGATCCGAAATGTGGCGTCAATCGACCGTCTCTCTTAGATAAGTTCCTTATGGATCCTAGAACCTCGAAGATGGTTGATAATCACTGTACGAAACTTCATATTGCGATTATCGTCAAGAGGGGTAAGATCCTAGCTACTGCTACCAACAAGACTGCTTCCAGAAGCAATGGTGCTTCTTCACGTGGTTCTCAAAACTTTATTCACGCAGAGAAGAACCTCTTGCGATCGGTTGATCTCTCCAAGATGCGTGGAGCTGATATCTATGTCATGCGTGTCCGAATGGTCGGCGATGAGCCTGTCTTTGGATATTCACAGCCGTGTCCTGAATGCACTGTTCTTTTGACCAAGTGTATTCGAGAGTATGGTTTGAAGAATGTTTATTTTACAAAATAGAGTGGGTCATGATGCTGAATAGGTAAGCAATTACTACAGCTACTCCGGCAAGAATACCGGCTCCCATGTATGATGGAACACCGCCTGATGTGTATGTGTGTGGGATATACTGGAGAATTAGAGACCGAGGAGTGGTCATAGAAATAATCATCGCAGCCGCAAAGAATCCAACGTAGACCATAACATTTTTCACTGAGTGACGGATTACGCTAAATGTGTGAGCTTGGCTGGCCATCGTGTTAACGGGCTTCTGTGGGCTTGTGTTCATGGGTGAAATGAATGGATCTACACCTCCTGTGACAATTGGCGAGAATGTAGTCGACTGTGGCAGAGATGGATTCTGGACTGGTCCACTTCCAAGAAGATCCGCTAAGTCAGTTGCTCCATCTGCCATTTATTTAGAGGGCGGGATTTCACAACGAGCATCTTCAGCGTGATATGTGTAGCACTTTTTGCCAAATGATATTACCTTGCCTTCTACTTCTTCAAGCGGTAAAGCTAACGTATTTCTGGTTTGAAATGGTTTATGGAAGAGCATGATTGCTACTCCTAAACCAATGACGAATGACATTAAGGGTTCTGCTTCTCTCATGAGACTCATTTGTGTTGAGTCGCGATGAAATTAAGAGAAGTTGGTTTCACACATGGAACTTCTGTTGAGGTGAACTTGACGCATCCCGACTTAGTATGGAGTGTTTCATTGCCATCTGGCGTTGGAACCTGCGGTGAATCGCGAAGAGGTGGTGTGAATGTTGCAGAGACTAACAGTCCCACTACAAGTCCCACAAACGACCAGAAGAGTGATATCATTGTTTATCATAGTGATATCTTTCTAATAAGACTGTTGTTGGAATCGGCAATATATAATGTATTGTTCAAATCTACGACAATTCCTTCTGGTCTATTAAATTTAGCAGAAGTTCCTTGGCCATCCAGGTATCCCACTGTACTACCTGCAATTGTAGTAACAAGTCCGGCTGGCGTAATTTTTCTGATACGATTATTGAATTCATCGCATACATATAAATTACCACCTGAATCTACTGTAAGTTTAGCTGGATAGTAAAATGAAGCACTTTCTCCAGGACCATCGGCAAATGTTGCACTCCCATTACCTGCAATTGTAGTAACAAGTCCGGCGGGCGTAATTTTTCTGATACGGTGGTTGTTGGAATCGGATACATATAAATTACTACTCGAATCTATAGTAATTCCGCTTGGTAAAGATATGCTAGCAGCAGTTCCTTGACCATCGGCAAATCCAGTAGTTCCCCCATTACCTGCAATTGTAGTAACAAGTCCGGCGGGCGTAATTTTTCTGATACGATCATTATAAGTATCGCATACATATAAATTACCAGTGAAATCTACGGCAATTCCATTGGGATAATTAAACTTAGCAGAAGTTCCTTGACCATCGGCGAATGCCTCGGTTCCATCCCCTGCAATTGTAGTAACAGCTCCACTGGGTGTAATTTTTCTGATACGATGGTTATTCGTATCACATACATATATGTTATCATTCAAATCTATACAAATTGCGCGCGGAAAAAAAAATTTAGCAGAAGTTCCTTGACCATCGGCAAATGCTGCAGTTCCACCACCTGCAATTGTAGAAACAAAGCCACGAGGTGTGATTTTTCTGATACAGTCATTACTTGCGTCGGCAACACATAAGTTACCGATTGAATCTATTGCAATGTCGCGGGGGTACTTAAACTGAGCAGATGTTTTTAAGCCATTACGAAGTCCCTCGGTACTACCTGCAAAAGTTGTTACATCATTAGTAGCTGGAACAACGACATTTCCAGTGATAATTTCTCCGCTTGTAGGATTCCAGTATAATGGATAAAATCCAGATGGTACAGCTGTTGGCTGACGTACTGGTGTTACAAAGAATCCAGAAGTCGCTGGACTTGTAAAGTTTCCACTTGCACTTAAAATAATACTGTTTGGGGGTTGAGTAAAAGCGCCAGCCCTATTACCTATAGCTATTGAATTTTCCCCTTGATCAACGTACCCTGCACGTGTTCCTATAGCTATAGCACCAGACTTTTGGTTCTGGAATCCACTCTGATTTCCTACACTTATTGAATCAGCCGCTTGATTTGTTTTCCCAGCACTATCTCCCACGGCTACTGATTGACCTCCTTGGGTGGTATATCCCGCAAATGGTCCTATGGCCACTGAACGCTGTCCCTGTCCAGAATAACCGGCCACTGATCCGATGGCAATACTTGCTAAACTTTGTCCCGAATTGCCGGCACCAGCACCTATAGCTATAGCTTCGTCAGCTTGATCTGTTCTCCCCTCCAAGGCGCCTCCTATTTTTACAATACGGTTACCAACAGTCCAGCCGTTATTCCAGAATAAATAATCGCCATAATTTGTTCCACTCGCTAATGAACTTCCTCCCCCAGATCCAGCTACAGCTCCGGCGACAATTTCTCCACTTGTAGCATCCCAAGATAGCTGTTTGAAGGTTGATGGAACAGATGATGGTTCACGTATTGGCTTTACAAACAACGCCGAGGTTCCTGTTGGGCTAAAGTCAACTCCCGTCGCATTTAAAACAATACTGTTTGCACCTTGAAGTGTATTACCTGCGCTGTAACCTATTGCCACTGAAGAATTCCCTTGCCGGTCATAGCCGGCTAATGTACCAACAGATACTGCTTTATTGCCTTGACTGGTTTTACCAGCAATACGTCCTATAGCTACGGCCTGGGTACCTTGACTCGTCGCTCCAGCATATGATCCTATAGCTATTGACTCGGGTCCCTGGGTTGTCTCAGCTGCGTGAGTTCCTACAGCTACCGCGTCGATATTTTGACCATTTTTACCAGCTTCGAACCCTACTGCTACTGAATTGGTATTTTGATCAAGATACCCAGCATTAGTTCCCACAGCTACGGAATAATTTTTTTGGTTGGTCTGTCCAGCATTAGCTCCCATGGCTACTGAATACACGCCCTGTGATATTTGGCCGGCAGCAGAACCTACAGCTACTGAAGCAGAACCTTGGCCTATACTGCCAGCGGCATTTCCTACAGCTACAGCGTCAGCGCTTTGTCCAGTATAACCGCCTAGGGAACCTATAGCTACCGCACGGTTCCCTTGATAATACGCTCCAGCAAACACACCCATAGCTACCGTATTATTACCTTGGGTACTATATCCAGCCTGTCTACCAATAGATACTGACTCAGAGCCTTGATTGCCCTGTCCGGCAGCAAATCCTACAGCTACTGAATTAGGCAACTGATTTGTCATTCCGGCTCCCGAACCTAGAGCTACTGATTGAAGTCCTTGATTAACCCGACCAGCAAACATACCCACAGCTACTGAATCGACGGCTTGGGCTGTATTACCGGCTTCGTTTCCTACAGCCACTGAGTTCATTTTTTGATTTGATTGGCCAGCGCCAGCACCTAGAGCTACCGTACGAATCCCCTGGGTTGTACTACCGGCCAGCTTACCTATTGATATCGCATCGCTACCAACCGTCCATCCATTATTCCAGAATAAATAATCACCATAATTTGTTCCATTTATTACAAGTCCACTGTGACCAGTAGGTCCCGTTACTCCTTTAGATGTAAACAAACTCCACCATTCGCCATCGAATCCAGCTGCTGGCGCTTTTGGATTGAGTCCTGTAACTTGTGCCTGCATCAATACATAAGTATTATTATCAGCTACACCACCCCAACCAACGTTTACTGCAATAGGAGCTTGTACCGGATCGTTATTTATAATTACATCATTCTTCAAGTATGTTGTCGTACTATTATACGAACCCCTAAATCTAAATCCTGATCCAGCAATGCCCGCAGCTCCCGTGGGTCCCGTAGAACCAGCAACACCGTTAGCTCCTGTGGCTCCTGTAGAACCAGCAACACCGTTAGCTCCTGTGGCTCCTGTGGCTCCAGCAGCTCCTGTAGAACCAGCACTCCCTTTCATTCCTCCATAAGGTAACCCAACCCATCCCGTAGCTCCATTACCTATCTTAAATAATGATGTATCAGTTTCAATTCCCATTTCACCACTAGCCAATACTGGGTTATTAGTTGCCCAGGTAGACGCGGGATCCCGCCGGTGTTGGAATTGAATGAACGGCATTTAGTTTAATGACAACTTAAATTTATATTGACGTTCCGCAATCAAACGCTGGTCCAAAACTATAATTCTGTGATGAACTTCCTCCGTCAAATGAAAATGCTATGCCAATTCCAGCAGGTCCTGTGGGTCCAATCGGTCCTGTAGATCCCGTATATGCCGTTCCATTGCCAGGTGGTCCATCACGTCCAGTAGGTCCTGTGATACTAACACCAGTAGGTCCCGTAAAACCAGTAGGTCCTGTATATGCTGTTCCATCGCCAGGTGGTCCTTGTGGTCCGGTATATCCTGTAATGGCAAATCCGGTAGGTCCTGTTGCACCATACCCAGTAAAGCCTGTGGGTCCGGGACTACCAGTATATCCAGTAACGCCTGTAGCTCCTATAGCACCTGTAGCGCCCGTGTAACCTGTAGGTCCTGTTACTCCTGTAGCTCCTGTGTCACCTGTGGCTCCTGTGTATCCGGTATAGCCCGTGTAACCCGTGATTCCCGTAGGTCCAGTAACTCCAGTAGCTCCTGTGTATCCGGTATAGCCCGTGTAACCCGTAGGTCCTGTAGGCCCTGTAACACCTGTAGCTCCTGTATTGCCAGTATAGCCCGTGTAACCCGTAGGTCCTGTAGGCCCTGTAACACCTGTAGCTCCTGTATTGCCAGTATAGCCCGTGTAACCCGTGATTCCTGTAGGTCCAGTAACACCTGTAGCTCCTGTGTATCCGGTATAGCCAGTGTAACCCGTGGTTCCCGTATGTCCAGTAACTCCACTAGCTCCTGTGTATCCGGTATAGCCTGTGTAACCCGTGCTTCCTGTAGGTCCACTAACTCCTGTAGCTCCTGTGTATCCGGTATAGCCCGTGTAACCCGTGGTTCCTGTAGGTCCAGTAACACCTGTAGCTCCTGTGTATCCGGTATAGCCCGTGTAACCCGTGGTTCCTGTAGGTCCAGTAACACCTGTAGCTCCTGTGTATCCGGTATAGCC